CGAAGACCAGGTAAACAAAGGCCGAAAGGCCAAGCAGCTGCTTGAGGATGAAACCCTCAACAATGCAATTGCGAAATTAGAAGGCGACCAACTTTGGATATTTCGATCATCGAAACCCGAGGAGTCTGCGAGGCGCGAGACAGCGTGGTGTATGTTGCAGGCCATTGACGGCCTGCGGCAAGAGTTGATCAAGATCATGGACAACGGGAAAATTGCACAGAACGCTATTGGCAAATCACAGAAAAATCTAATTTAAGAAAATACTATGGCAGAAATACAAGCAATGAATATGGCCGATGCGGCCAGTGCTATCTCAGCAATGTTAGCCCCCGAAAAGGGACAAGCAGAACTTGGTGAGACGCAGCCAGTCGAGGAGTCCGAAGAGGACACCGAGACAGCGGCTTCTGAGGAGGATGAGTCTGGTGTGGAAGACGCGCCAGATGAAGAGACCCCAGAGGAACAGTCCGAAGAAGAGGAAGAGACCGAAGAGGGCGAACAGCCACAGACTTTCACTGTCAAAGTTGACGGCAAGGAAGTTTCTGTCACGCTAGACGAACTCCAGAAGGGCTATTCCAGAACTCAGGACTACACTCGGAAAACGCAGCAGATTGCCGAAGTGCGAAAGCAGGCCGAGCAAGAAACGCAAGCAGTCCGAGCCGAGCGTGAGCAATACGCTCAATTGTTGGGAGCATTGCAAGCCCAACTTCAGTCTTCAGAGCCTCAAGTCGATTTGGAACGCCTCTACCATGAGGACCCTATTGAGTGGGTGAGGCAAAAGGAAGTCATGCGGGAGAGACAAGAGAAACTTGGTGCTATTCAGTCCGAGCAGCAACGACTTTCTCAAGTGTCCCAGTATGAACAGCAGCGCGCCATGGAAGCCCAACTTGCAAGCCAGCAAGAAGCTCTCTTGGCAGCTTTACCTGATTGGAAAGACCCCAAGAAGGCAAAAGCCGAAAAGGCGCTGGTGATTGAGTCTGCGAAGGCAGCAGGCTTTTCCGATGAAGACTTGAAGAGCGTTTACGACCACCGACTGGTTTTACTGCTGCGTAAAGCGGCACTGTTTGACCAGATGGTAAGTAAGCGCCAAGGCATTAAGCCTGTGGTGAACAATGGCCCACGAACAGCCAAGCCTGGTGCAGCTGGTCGGGTTTCGACAACAACTGAGAGTACGCGAGCAAAGCAGCGTCTTGCAAAAACTGGTCGCATCGATGATGCGGCTTCTGCAATTGAACATTTATTGAAATGAGAAAATTATGACTATCGTAAGTAACACGTTTCTTACCTACAGTGCCAAAGGCATTCGGGAAGATTTGAGCAATATTATTACAAATATAGCTCCAGAGGAAACTCCATACGCTTCAAACATTGGCCGTGAAAACGTGTCCAATGCTTTGTTTGAGTATCAGACTGATACGCTTGCCGCAGCTGCCGCAAATGCACAGCTTGAGGGTGACGATGTCGCATCGTATGACGCTGTGACTGCAACTGTGCGTATGCAAAACTATGCACAGATTTCACGCAAGACAATCATCTTGTCAGCTACTGAAGAAGTGGTAAACAAGGCAGGGCGTCGCAGTGAACTGGCCTACCAAATCGCGAAGCGTGGCGCGGAATTACGTCGCGACCAAGAATTCGTGATGTTGAATGGTGGTATTGCTGTCGCTGGTGATTCGACTACTGCCCGTGTGACTGCTTCTTTGGGTGCGTATATCAAGACGAACACAGACAAGCAGACCAATGGTACTGATCCATCTTATACAACGCTGCCAAACAGCGCCCGTACAGATGGCACAGTTCGCACATTCACTGAAACCATTTTGAAAAATGTGATTCAGAAAGTGTGGACACAAGGTGGTACACCTAAGATTTTGATGTGCGGTCCTGTTAACAAGCAGCGCGTGTCAGGTTTCTCTGGTATTGCCTCAAGCCGTTTCAACATTGATGGTGGTGCAAAGCCTGCCACATTGGTCGGGGCCGTTGACATTTATGTCAGCGATTTCGGAAACGTGCAAGTTATTGCGAACAGATTCCAACGTGAGCGTGATGCATGGGTGATCGATCCTGATTACGCCAAGATGGTTATGTTGCGCCCTTATCAGCAAGTTGAATTGGCCAAGACTGGCGATGCTGAAAAGCGTATGCTGATCGTGGAATGGGGTCACAAGGTGACTTCTGAGCTGGCCCATGGTTTGGCCGCTGACTTGATCACTTCTTAATCGAAGGTAAACGGAAAGGGCCAGGGAAACTTGGCCCTTTTTTTAACATGATTCACAAAAAACTATTTAGCGAAAACAAAGATCAAGGCATCAAACGAATCTGGCATGAAAACCCAGAGACTGGCGATGTAACGATTGAGACCCAACAAGATGTCACAGCGGTGATTGAGGCCAACAAGGCCATCTATAACGCTGTGGATGAGAAAGCCAACTGGACTGGTGAGTGGCACTTGGTGGCATCCATCCCCGAATCCCTTTTTTACAAGATGAAGGCCGAGGGCAAGATTGATGACCAGGAGTACATGAAACGCTGGCTCAACGACTCCGACAATAAATTTTTTAGAACTCGCCCTGGACAAGTATGAATTACATTGCAGTCTGCACACCGGCCCGTGATCAGGTCCACACAAATTACACATATTGCATGGTGAACATGGTGGCCTATCACACACTCAACACGACAGACGCTATCAGTCTGAAATTGATGCAAGGCACGATTATCCAAAACCAAAGGGCTGACCTTTGCTTGGATGCCATGGCTGAAGGCTGCACCCACATTCTTTTCATTGACTCGGACATGACGTTTCCACAGGACATGGTCCAGCGGCTCTTAAAGCACGACAAAGAGATTGTGGCTGCCAACTGTGCCAGGCGCAGAATGCCCACCGGCCCAACTGCCCAGAACTATGACGAGAATGGCAAGCGCCAAGCGGTCTACACCATGCCAGAATCGACTGGAATCGAAGAGGTGGGAAGCATTGGCACTGGCATAATGCTGATCAAGCGCGAGGTGTTTGAGGGCATGAGCGAGCCATGGTTTGATATGCCGTGGCAGACCACACGGGGCTACATGGGAGAAGATGTGTTCTTTTGTAAGAAAGCTCAAGAGCTGGGCTACAAGGTCTACATCGACCATGATGTCTCAAAGGAAATTGGCCACATTGGCACGTTTGAATTTCGCCATGAACACACTTGGATTGTGAAAGAGGAAATGGAAAAAGAGGCCCAATAATGGCACTGACAACCTATACAGAGCTGAAGACATCCATTGGTGACTGGCTTAATCGGTCGGACCTAACCACGGCCATTCCTGACTTTATCTCTCTAGCCGAGGCGCAAATTGAAAGAACGCTGCGCACCAGGCAGATGTTGATCAGGACAACTTTGACAGTGGACTCAGAGTTTGAGTCAACGCCTGCTGACTTTTTAGAGGTCAAAGCATTTAAATTAACCAGCACAAACCCAGACACGCCTTTGTCTTTTATGACAATGGATGCCTTGGATCAGGAATCAACAAAATTTACAGCCAGCGGCAAGCCAAAGTTTTTTGGTGTGGTCGGCACTGAGTTTCGTTTTGTGCCAACACCAGATTCATCTTACACGACAGAAATTGTGTACTTTGCAAATTTGAATAAGTTATCTGCAAGTGTTGCAACCAATTTTCTTTTGACATCAAGCCCTGATGTTTATCTTTATGGCAGCCTGCTTCAGTCTGCGCCATATTTGCAAGATGATGCGAGAATTCAAGTATGGGCGACTCTTTATGAGCGCGCATTAAATGACTTGCAAGTGGCCGATGACCGAGGCTCAACCTCTGGCGGTAATTTGTTGACCCGCGCAAAAACTTTTGGTTAAGGACTAAAAATGGCAGATACCACAACGACCAACCTATTGCTGACCAAGCCAGAAGTTGGAGCAAGCTCAAACACCTGGGGAACCAAGGTCAACACAGACCTCGATTTGGTCGATGCAATTTTTGCTGCGGCAGGCACTGGCACAAGTGTTGGCCTTAATGTTGGCTCTGGCAAGACCTTGGCGGTCGCGGGTACGCTGACGGCCACAGGCACAACAAACTTGACCTCGCCAGCTGTCACAACCGGCATCACGACACCATCAACAACATTTGCCCTGGTCAACACCACAGCGACCACTGTGAACTTGGCCGGTGCAGCGACTGCTGTGAACCTTGGTGCAGCCACAGGAACAGCCACAGTCAACAATACAACCCTAGCGGCTAAAGCAATTACTGCAAGCACGACATTGGCGGTGACTGGTACATCGACACTTACTGGTGCAGTAACAGCAACGGCAGGGGTGACAGGCCCAATCACATCAAGCAATGTGGCGATTACGGGCGGCTCAATCACTGGCATTACCGATTTGGCGGTGGCCGATGGTGGCACTGGTGCGTCTACAGCTGCTGGTGCTTTGAATAACTTGTTGCCATCACAAACCTCTGCTGCCAACAAGTATCTGCAAAGCGATGGCACTAATGCAGCATGGGATGCGATTACTGTTTCCACTTCCGATATCACAGGAACTTTGGCGGTAGCAAATGGCGGCACTAACCAAACAAGCTACACCGATGGCCAGCTGCTGATTGGTAACAGCACCGGCAACACTTTGACCAAGGCATCTTTGACTGCTGGGTCTGGTGTGACCATAACGCCAGGCGCTGGGTCTATTGAAATTGCATTCACAGGCCCAGGGGCTGGCTCAGTTACAAGCACAAGCGTTGTTTCTGCCAATGGTTTTGCAGGGACTGTAGCGACTGCGACTTCCACGCCAGCTATTACTTTATCAACATCAGTTACTGGTGTTCTTAAAGGAAATGGCACAGCCATTTCAGCTGCGACTGCGGGGACAGACTACTTAGCACCACCCTCTGGCACTGCAATTCTTAAAGCCAACTCTGGTGGCGCGTTAGCAAATGCCACTGCTGGTACTGACTATGTAGCCCCCGCTACAGCAACAACTTTTACAGCTACACAAACATTCTCAGGCACATCATCAGCTACTGCCATTGTCCTAAACAATGCAACAGAGGTGGCTACAGTATCAGCAACTGCGGCTACTGGAACGATTGCTTACGACATTACCACTCAGTCTGTTTTGTATTACACAAGTAACGCAAGTGCTAACTGGACAGTTAACTTTAGAGCCTCTAGCGGTACTTCATTGAATACTTTGATGAGTACAGGTCAATCAATGACTGTGGCTTTCTTGGTGACTCAAGGTTCTACTGCTTACTACAACTCTGCTGTTCAAGTTGATGGTACTACATCAGGTGTCACAACTAGGTGGCTAGGTGGTGCGCCTACTGCGGGTAATGCTAGTGGCATTGATAGTTACCGCTACCTAATTATCAAGACAGGTAGTGCGACTTTTACAGTCTTGGCAAGCAACACACAATTTAAGGCTTAAACCATGCCATTACAAGCAACTTCTGGTGCGGCTAGTTACGATGCCTTTGGTGGTGGTGTTCCTGTTGTGCCAGCGTATATTGAGGAAGTGTTCTCCTGTTTTCTCTACACAGGTACAGGAGCATCACAAACAATCACAAATAATATTGACTTGTCTACCAAAGGTGGAATGGTTTGGATTAAATCTAGAAGTGCGGCAACAAATCACAATGTATTTAATACAACACAAGGTGCAAATAATTTATTACACCCAAATACCACTAATGCAACTGTAAATGATACTGTTTCTTTAACTGCATTTAATACAACAGGATTTACTCTTGGAACAGGAAGTCAAACAGGAAATCAAGTAAATGTTTCTGCGGCTACTTATGCCTCATGGACATTTCGCAAACAACAAAAGTTTTTTGACATTGTTACCTATACAGGAAATGGCGCAAATAACAGAGAAATTTCTCACAATCTTGGCTCAACTCCAGGATTTATTATTGTTAAAAGCACTAGCAATTCTACTGATTGGGTTACATACCATCGGTCATACACATTCCCAAATTGGATTCGTTTAAATTCTAGTGATACTGAATCAACAACTTATGGCGATGCTTGGGGTGCAGTACCAACATCAACCACATTCACAACTGGTTCTGGTGGTTTTGGCGATGTAAATTATTCAGGTCGTACATACGTTGCTTACTTATTTGCCCACAACGCAGGAGGCTTTGGTCTGACTGGTACAGACAATGTGATTACTTGTGGGGCGTTTACAAGCGATGGTTCTGGTAACGCAACTGTTTCTTTGGGTTATGAGCCTCAATGGGTGTTATACAAAAGTACCGACACCGCAAACTCATGGGCATTGTATGACAATATGCGTGGTATGCCTGTTGGGACAACGGATAGACGATTGTTAGTAAATACCGCTGGCGCTGAAGTGGGTGTTAGTTTAAATACAATTGATCCTACCGCAACAGGATTTAACATTTTTAATGAATCTACATCCGCAAACTTTATCTACATAGCCATTCGTAGAGGCCCGATGAAAGTGCCTACGAGTGGGACAAGTGTTTACAAAGGATATACTTATACAGCTACCAACGTAAATGATAGAGTTCTTACATCTGCAAGTGTTTCAAATGCGGATTTGGTATGGCAATACAACAGAACAGATGGTGGTGTTGGGGCAGTAGATAGACTCCGAGGTTTTACAACTGAATTGGGTCTTTATGATACTGGAGATGATGGTGCGGGTGCTGGATATGGAATTAAATCCATTGTAAATACTACTGTAAATTTAAATTTACTTGGTGGCGCTTATACAAGTTGGAATGCAGGTACAAATTCTTATGCAATGCAAACTTTTTCTCGATACCCATCATTTATGGATATTGTTTGCTATACAGGTACTGGAAGCAATAGAACTGTGTCGCACAATCTGACAGTTGTACCAGAACTGATTATTTGTAAGTGCAGAAGTACATCAGGGGCATGGGAAATTTATTCTTCTGTTCTTGCAAACACAGAATATCTTGTATTAAATACTACTGCCGCAAAAGCAACAGGCGCAACCCGATGGAATAGCACAACGCCAACAAGTTCTGTTTTTAGCCTTGGAACTTCCGCAAATGTTAACACTAGTGCGGCAACCTATGTGGCTTACCTATTTGCCACTTGTGCTGGTGTTTCAAAAGTTGGTTCGTACACAGGCACAGCCACTACAAAGCAAATTGATTGTGGTTTTACTTCTAGTGCAAGGTTTGTTTTAATTAAACGCACAGACTCAACTGGTGATTGGTATGTATGGGATACAGCACGAGGCATTGTTTCGGGTAATGACCCTTATATGCTTTTAAATGCCACAGTTGCAGAAACAACAAACACCGACTATGTTGACACATACAGCGCAGGGTTTGAATTAAGCTCAACTGCACCAGCCGCCATCAATGCAAGTGGTGGCACATATATCTTCTTGGCTATCGCATAAACATTTCATTGGGAACAATCATGCAAGTACGAATTCAATCAACTGGACAAGTCATGTACGAAAGTGAATTTCGTGCATACACAAAAGCCAATGGTGGCCCATCATGGGACATAACAACAACTGAAGTCTTAACGTCTTTGGGTGCTGATGTAGTCTTTGAAGGCGCACAAGCTACTGGTGGTACTGTTTACCAATACTCTCAAGCCTCTGGTGTTGAGCAAGTAGATGGCAAGTGGTACACAAAGTATGTGCTTGGCCCTGTCTTTACAGATACACCCGCCACCGAAACAGAGCCAGCCAAGACTGCTGTCGAGAATGAGGCTGCATATAAGGCGATCAAAGACGCTGACCAGGCTAAGTCTGTGCGCTCCACACGCGACAGTAAATTGACTGAATCTGATTGGCGAGTCATTAAGGCTTCTGAGACTGCAACAACACTGGATGCAGCCTGGGCGACTTATCGTCAAGCACTCAGAGATGTGACTGGCCAGTCTGGTTTTCCTTGGACTATTACTTGGCCTGAGTCACCATAATGGACCCGACTCAAGCCCAATTAAATTCCCATGTTGATGTCTGCACACTGCGCTATGAGATGCTGTGTGCCAGGATTAAACGTCTTGAAAACATCATGCTTGGGGTCTCTGGCATCATGCTGACCAGCATGGCCGGCATCATCTTTACGAGCCTAAAGTGAAAGACTGGGCCGTGGCACTCATTGCTGCGGCCTGCATCACGGCCTTTGTGGTCTGGTCCACATTCATTATTTTTTGGGCAATGAAATGACAAAAGCACCAGTTAAAAGAGCAGCGGCCAAGGTCGCACCAGTTAAACGATCACGGCCAAAGCCTGCACCAACAAGCCAGGTCAATGTGACTCTGGCCGCGCCAGCTGCTGCACCCAAGCCAGAATCTAAGAAAGATGATTCAACCTTGGGCAAGGTCATTGGCCTGATCGAGTGGGTCGATAACCCGTTCAAGCTCTTCACAGTGATCTTGCTGTCGTTTCTAGCCTTTGCCGGTTACTTTGCTTGGGACTCAAGACAAGTGTTGCTGCACGCTATTACAACTCAAGACAAGATGCCCCAGCTGGCCAAGCAAGAGCAATTGCTCATACCGGCCAGAAGTCTGATGAAGGATGTGGATGGAATTGTTTTGCTTATCCACAAGGCCAACTTGGCCACCAATAGTCGCACCACTGTGCTGGCGCTCAATGCCGATGGCACAAGAGAAAAAGCCATTGAGGGGACTGTCACAAGCCTATTTAACGCAAGCGCTGACCGCAACGCTGCCATGGTGGCCATGCTCAACAACGAGGTGCTGTGCGAGGAATTCAACCCATCGAGCAAAGTAGGTGAGTGGGGAATAAAGCAGGGTGTCAAATTTATGTGCAGAGGCTCAATCCCACCGGACCCAGGCAAGTTTGCCGGATACATTGCCATTGGCTTTAAAGACAAACCAGAGGACATTAGTGCATTGAAGACCCGCATCAACTTGGCAGCCAGCGATATGTCAGAAGATTGAAATGAATGCGCTGGCTCATTCTGTTACTGTTATTGGGGCTTGTTGGGGCCGTGGCAAAGAGTGGGTGTTATGTCAGAGAATTCTATGGAATTGGTTACACAACGCACGACCCGACCCAGCGCCATAAAGAGATGATGGTGTGGCTGGACCAGAATGCACAGCATTGCAAGGCTTCAGATTTTGTGGTGATTTGGAACAACTTATCAGAATGGGCAGGGTCAGCAGATTCAACATGGATTAGAGCCAAAGTAATTCACGGGTACAAGGATGCACTTGAGAGAGAAAAGAAATGACCATTGACACCATCAAACTGTTTCCTACTGTTCAGCCATCAGGGTATCCAGACAAACATGACCTTGCTCAAGTTAAGCTAGAAAAACAGCATGAAATGAATAAGGCAAATGAATTAGCAAAGCAGAAACAGACAGAACTTCAAGACTTAGCGTTTGAGATTTACACAAAAAAAGTAGTGCAAGAGCGTCTGCGCATGGAAATATTTCAGAATCGAAAGGTGGATTTTTATGTTTGATATTTTAAGTGGTGGCATATTGGGGTCGATCTTTGGTGGCATCTTTAGGATGGCGCCAGAGGTCTTAAAATGGCTTGATAAGAAAAACGAAAGATCACATGAACTCTTGATGTTTTCTCGCCAGTGTGAACTGGAACAATTAAGAGGCCAACAAAAGCTCGCTGAGATTGGCGCTCAACGTGAAGCAGCTGTCGATGTGGGTGTGATGGATGCATTCAACAATGCCATCACCCAGCAGGCCGAGATGGTCAAGGCAGCCGGTGGCTGGGTGGCCAGTCTGTCGGCATCAGTGCGGCCCCTGGTCACATACTGGGTGTTGTTTGTGTGGAGCTTCATTCATGTCTGGTTTGCATGGAATGCATGGGTAGCTGGCGCTCCAGCGGTTGAGGTGTTTAAGACCATGATGACTCCAGACTTTTCAGCATTGCTATCAGGAACAATCAATTATTGGTTTCTTGATAGAACTCTTTCTAAGCGCGGATTATGAACTTAGAGCTGGCTGCTGCCCTTTGCCGCCAGTTTGAGGGCTATCGGGCCAAGCCCTACCTTTGCCCTGCTGGCGTGGCAACAATAGGCTACGGCTCGACCTACTACGCTGACAAGCGCAAGGTGACATTGGAAGACCCACCAATGGATGAGCCAACGGCCAGAGCTTTGTTGATGATAGAGCTGGAGCATACCTACTTGCCTGGTGCGTTAAGGAACTGCCCAATCCTTGCCACAGACGAAAAGAAGTGCAACGCCATTGTGGACTTCTGCTACAACCTTGGCACTGGCCGGCTCCAGACCTCCACATTGAAACGAAAGATCAATGCAGGGGACTGGGAAGGCGCCAAAGAGCAGCTCATGCTGTGGACCAAGGGTGGTGGCAAGGTTTTGCCTGGTTTACTAAAGCGCAGAAAAGCCGAGTGCGCTTTGCTTGATTGAGGCATAAAATTGCACCATGGCCAACGTCAAGCAACAACTCGAAGTCCCCTCAATCCCAAGCCTTGGCTTTGCGCCAGAGGCTTATGAGAAGCGCTACTTTGCTGAAAACAATGGGGCGCTGAACGGGTACTTCAAAAAACTAATCAGCGTTTTGGGCGCTTTGTTTGGACCAAGGGGCGGCAAATTTTTAAACAACCCCCATGGGGCTTTTCAAGATTCGACTGACCAAGTGGCGGCCAACACCACCACGGCCTACGCGGTCACATTTAACACCACAGACTTTTCCAATGGCGTGACAATTGCCAGTGGGTCCAGAATCACTGTGGCCGATGCCGGAATCTGGAACTTGCAGTTTTCCATTCAGTTTACAAACACGACAAATGCTTCTCAGGATGTGGATGTCTGGTTTCGGGTCAATGGCACAAATGTGGCCAACTCAAACAGCCGATTTGGCTTTGCACCTAGAAAAGGTGCTGGAGACCCGTACCACACCATTGCTGCCATCAACTACTTTGTGAGCTTAAATGCGACTGACTATGTTGAGATAATGTGGAGGCCAACCGATGTCGGTGTATCCATTGAGCAATACGCTGCTGGAACAAGCCCCACACGGCCAGCAGTCCCATCAGCCATTGCCACTGTGTCTTTTGTCTCAAATCTACCTACAATTTAGCCATGTACATACCCATCAAACTACCCCCAGGTGTTTACCGAAATGGCACTGAGTATCAGTCTGCTGGGCGCTGGCATGACGCCAATTTGGTGCGCTGGTATGAGAACACATTAAGACCAGTCAATGGCTGGAGGGCGAAATCTGCATCAACTGTGACGGGCGCTTGCAGGGCAATCATCACTTGGCGCGATAACGCTGCCAACTCTTATATTGCCCTTGGCACTCATTCCAAGCTCTTTGCGATGGATGTGCTGGGTGTTCTCAAAGACATCACGCCCACTGGATTTACAACTGGTTTCATCGATGCCACAAGCACCACAGGCTACGGCAAAAACCTCTATGGCAGCTTTGCCTATGGTGTGCCACGACCAGATACGGGATCGGCAAACATAGCCACAACTTGGAGTCTCGACACCTGGGGAGAATACTTGGTGGGGTGTTCAGACTACGATGGCAAGATTTACGAGTGGCAGCTAGGTTTTACAACGCCAACATTGGCTGCTGTGATTACCAACGCACCGACCAGCAACAAGGCCATTCTAGTGACTGCCGAGCGATTCCTGTTTGCCCTTGGCGCGGGTGGCAATCCAAGGAAAGTACAGTGGTGCGACCAAGAAAACAATACCCTTTGGACACCAGCAGGCGACAATCAGGCAGGCGATTATGAGCTGACAACTGCTGGAAGCCTGATGGCAGGCAAGCGGGTCAAAGGTGTAAACCTACTTTTTACAGATGTGGATGTCCACACGGCCCAGTATGTTGGCGCGCCATTTATTTATGGCTTTGACAAGGCTGGCTCTGGGTGCGGCCTCATTTCGGCCCAAGCGGTGGCCGCAATTGATACGGCAGCAATCTGGATGAGCAAGTCAGGCTTTTGGATTTATGACGGCTACGCCAAACCTTTGCCCTGCGATGTATCTGATTTTGTTTTTAGTAACATTAACTTGGACCAGCGGTCAAAGGTCCATGCTGTTCACAATAGTAAGTTTGGTGAGATTTGGTGGTTTTATCCTAGCAATGCAGGCATTGAGAATGACTCTTACGTCACCTACAACTACCGCGAAAGCCATTGGGGCATAGGAACACTGTCGAGGTTGGCTGGCACTGACGCTGGCGTGTTTACATTACCTTTAATGGTCGATGCGTCTGGCGAAGTCAACGAGCATGAGGTCGGGTTTGATTATGATGGTGCGACACTCTTTGCTGAGTCTGGCCCAATACAGATTGGAAATGGCGACAACATTATGAGTATTCGCCAAGTCGTGCCAGATGAGCAGACCTTGGGCGAGGCGGTGGTGTCATTTAAAACTAGGCTTTATCCCACAAGTGCTGAGTCCACATTTGGGCCGTATACGGCAGCCAACCCAACTTCAGTGAGGTTTTCTGGCCGGCAAGTCAATATGAAGATTACGGGCAACACTTTGGCCGACTGGCGCATCGGGGTCATTCGACTTGATGCTGTGGCCAGCGGCAAGAGATGAGCGACCAAGAACATTTGGACAGGCTGCGCCATCATGTGGAGGCTGCCTTAGAATACAGTGGAGGCACACACAATTTTGACGATGTCGCTGAGATGGTCGAGGATCACAGATTACAGCTGTGGCCGGCCAAAGACTCGGTGGTATTGACAGAGATCATTGTCTATCCGCAGCTGAAGAATTTGCATTATTTTCTGGCTGGTGGCGACCTAGATGAACTCTCAAGGATGAGACCATTGATCGAATCCTGGGGCAAGTCTATTGGCTGCACCAGGGTGACTCTAGCAGGCCGAAGAGGCTGGTCAGAGACATTTTTGAAAGACGAAGGGTACAAACCAAAATGGGCTGTACTTGCAAAAGATTTATAGGGGAAGACTATGGCTACAAAGACCGAACAATTGCTTGCATATTTGCAAACACCAGGCTTGTCAGATGCGGCAATTGCCAATGAAATAAACCGCATTGGAATTTCAGCACAAGAGGTTTCTGCCTTGACGGGTGTGCCAGTGGATACTGTGCAGCAGCGCATTACAGCTGCAACGCCAGTGACAACGGCCACAAAGCCAACCTTTGCAACGCAAGCTGAGACTGGTCTCTATAACTATTTGCAAACGCCTAATTTAACTGATGCACAAATTGCTGCTGAAGTGAATCGTTTGGGCCTTAATGCCGAGCAGATTTCAAGCATGACGGGTGTGCCAGTTGGCCAAGTGCAGTCAAGACTTGCACCATTTGCTCCCAAGGTGACAACACCAATTGTGACAACTCCAGTAGTGACAACGCCAGTCACCACAAGCAATTACGACGTATTTGCCAACTGGCTCAAAACAACGCCCAATTTGACCGACACCCAAATTGCTGCCGAGATGAATCGTCTTGGCATCACAACGGGTCAAGTGGGTCAGATCACTGGAATGCCTGGCACAGACATTGAGAATCGTTTTCGGGCGACCACACCATTTGCTGGTGCGACACAAGGCTTTGCCCAGAACTTCAATAACTATCAATCCATTCCAATTGGTTCTCAGTACAACCCATTTGCAGTGGGTGGCACTGGTTCACCCTATGCCCAGATCATGGGCCAGATGAGACCAGTCGGTAATCCTTATCAGAATGTTGTCGGAAATCTGCCAATGGGCGGCTATAACCCTGGTCTATATGATCAGATCGCGGCTGCTAATTTGGCCAGAGATGTGGCTGCCAAGGGCGGCACAACATTGGCTGACTACTATGGCTCTGGTGGTGGTGACAGCGGTGATGGTGGGGATGGCGGTGGTGGGGATGGCGGTGGCAATGGCAGTGGTGCTGCCAGTGGCGACTGCGTAGACCCAGATGTGCATATTTTGCTTGCTGATCGCAGCACTGTTCGCGCAGGCGATCTCAAGGTCGGTGATATGTTGCACACGCTACATGATGAGACCTTTGTTTATGGCGACTTTCCAGTCGAATATGTCAATGTTCTTCAGCGCCCCAAAGTTGAAGCGCTGTTTGATGACGGCCAAAAGATCATTATTTCCATTACGCACAAATTTTTAACTGCTGACAATAAGTGGGAAAAGATAAGCGACATTGAAATTGGCACATCAATTCGCGGTTTTGGAGATGTGACCAAGAAACTGGTCAGCGTCACTGATGTAGGCACTGGGCCAGTCATTGAGATGGTGGTTACAGACGCACACACCTACATTTCTGAAGGTCTTGTCTCTCATAATAAATTCTATGGCGGCCTAATTACTCAAGTTTCTGGCCCTGACCCTGCTGGACCAGATGAGGGTCAAGTCAACATGATGCGCGGTGAGTACGTCATCAAGAAGTCTTCAGTCAACAAGTATGGCCGTGGACTCTTGGACATGATCAACGAAGGCAAAGTGCCTGCCAAGAAAATGAAATCTTTACTCGGATAAGGTGGCGATATGTCAAAAGGTGGAACAACAACCTCAACAAGCTCCATTGATCCACAGATCAAAGAAGCATTCTTGGCCAACTTTCAGCAGGCCCAAGGGGTCGCTGGTGCATTGCCGGTCCAGCAGTTTGCTGGGTACAACCCTTTGTATCAGGCAGGCGAGGAAGCTCTGGTCAACACCGGCCTTGCTGGTCCAGGCATCAGTGGTACAGACTTGGCCGCACAGATGGCGGCGTATGGCGGTGTTTATCAGCCTGGTCAAATCACAGCACAGCAGACCAATCTAAGCATGGGCCAAGGACCAGGCTCAATTGGCTCATACATGAATCCATACACAAGCATGGTGCGTGAGAACGCATTGGGCGATTTGGAGTCTGCAAGACGCGCTGCTATCCAGCAGACTGGTGAGCGCGCAACTGCTGCCCGTGCGTTTGGTGGATCACGCCAAGGTGTGGCCGAGGCTCTGACAAACCAAGGGTTTGCCAAGCAGGCGGCCACACTTGGGACAACATTAAATGAGCAAGCATTCAATCAGGCCATGGCTATGCAGCAGGCCGACATTGCCCGAAGATCAGCAGCCGACATTGCCAATCAGCAAGCAGGCTTGCAAGGTGCGCAATTGCGTACTGGTGCGGCTGGAACTCTTGGCGGTCTTGCTGCACAGCAACAAGCATTGCGTCTTGGTGGCGCTCAAGCTGTCATGGGTGCTGGTGGTGCGCGTCAAGCATTGGACCAGCAACAAATGGATGCAATCCGAAACATTGGCCTCCAGCGCCTTGGCGTAGTGCAAACCAGTTTGGGTGCGCAACCTGCCAACTTGGGCATGGTCACTCAGACTCCATACAGTCAAAACCCAGTATCTGGCGCCCTTGGTGGTGCTATGGCTGGCGGTCAATTGTTTGGGCCTTATGGCGCTATTGCTGGTGGAATTCTTGGCGCACTTGGTTAAGGGGTAAAAAATGGCTGATTTTGATTTTGCAAATTTAGGCAATTTATTTGGTGGTGGCGGCATGGGCGGCACTCCATCGGGACTTGACGCATTATTGTCAGAAGAGCAACGCAAGCTCTTGGGCCGTAATGCAACACTTTCAGCAGCTGCTGCACTATTGCAAGCCAGTGGCCGAAGCAAAACTCCCATTAGCCTTGGCCAAGCACTTGGATCAGCTTTGCAGGCTGGCCAGCAAGGTTATCAACAGGCAAGAGCTGGGTCACTGCAAGATTTAATACTTGGTTCAAAACTTAAAGAATCAGAAAGAGAAGCCGCTGCCAATGAATCTTGGACAAGATTTTTGACTGGCGGTGCTTCTCCAGTCACAGCAACTGGTGTGGCTCAACCCATGCCAACTGGACCAGGAGTGCCAACGGCAGAAAGAGACATGGCAGTGCCAATGGCTGCACCAGCGCCATCGGGTGTGCTTTCTACATTAAGCCAAGAGCAACGCGCATTGCTTTCAGCATTGCCACGCAAAGAAGGTGTGTCAGAAGTCTTGAAGATGGCAGCGTCTCAGTCTGAGTGGGGCAAGCCAGAGCCAGTGGTTATGAATGGCAAAACAGTCATGTTGCAGTACAACAAGATGGGCCAGTCAAGAGTCGCTGAAGGTGCTATGCCATACGAGGCATTGCCAACTGATATCAGAGCGCCTGAATATTTACTTGGTAGAAATTTAGGTGGAACTGGTCAAGAAGGTATTGGCATCGTAAGCAAATATCGTCAAGACATTGCACCAAAAACAAATGTCAATGTGCCAGTCAACATGGCCGAAGGACAAAAGGGCTTTGAAAATGAAATGAAGCTAAGCGGTGCATTTAAGAATGAGCCAATTTACAAAGACTTCAGTGACATGAAGTCTGCTTATGGCCAAGTCGTTTCATCACTTGCCCAAGGCACACCAATTGGTGATGTGGCCGGTGCAACCAAAGTGATGAAATTGCTTGATCCTGGCTCTGTAGTGCGTGAGTCTGAGCTTGGTATTGCCATGGCAGCAGCAGGCCGCATGGACAGATTGCAAAACTATTTCACAAACATGATGACTGGCCAGAAACTCACACCAACACAACGTGAAGACTTCAAGGCTTTGTCAAATGAACTGTATGCAGCCGCTGGCGATGCATATAACAAAAAGCGCAAAGAGTATGAAGATTTTGGCACTGCCTATGGATTTAAAAACCTTGGCACGGCCCTTGGAACTCCAGCCACTGTTCCATCAGTCATGCGCGGTGGAGCTGGTGATGGTGCAACAAGACCATCTCTTGGTAACATCTTTGGAACACCAGGAGGCCGATGATGGATGGCATTAAAGAGAAAATCAAAGAAGCTCAAAAGGCCGGTTATGGCGATGATGAGATTGTCCAGTTTTTGGCCCAAATGCCAACTGTCGGCACTCAAATCAATACAGCTTTGGAGAATGAATATAAGCCAAGCGAGATTCTTAAATTTTTGGGTGAGTCCAAATCAAAAGCATTTGAGGCTGGTGCAAAACTAGGCACAACAACCCGTGCATTGGCCAGCGCAGCCGGTGGCCCGACATTTGGCTTTTCCGATGAATTGGCCGGTGTTATTGGCGCTCCAATGCTTGCCATGCAAAAGGGCATTCCATTAACCGATGCCTACACAATGGGTCGTGACATATTCCGAGGCGCTGCTGAGTCTTATCAGAAAGAATCACCATACTATGCAGCTGCTGGTCAATTGGTCGCAAGTGCGCCAATGATCATGGCTGGTCTTCCTGGCAAAGTGGTGCAAGAAGTTGGGAAAAGGGTTATGCCGGCAATTCAAGCGGCAGTCCCAAGTGTTGCCCCGGCAATTGCCAAAGTCGGTCAATACATTGCTGGCGCTCCAGCTGCTGGTCAAATCATGGGTATGGGCCAACGCGCAGTGCAGGCCGGTGTCTCTGGTGCAGGCTATGGCTTGCTGGGTGGCATTGGTGAGTCAACTGGCCAAAGTGCTGAAGAAATTCTGAGAGACGCTGGCAAGAGTACATTGATTGGCGGCACATTGGGTGCAGTCTCTCAGCCAGTCATGGGTATTGTTGGCGCTGGTGGCCGTCAGGTCATGGCGCGTATGTCACCCACTGCTGCTGGCACATACGCACAGCAAAAGGTCGGTGAGGCTTTGATTCGTGATGTGCCAGAAGGTCTGGCTCCAAGTGCATTGACAATGGCTCAAGCGCGTCTGGCTAAACTTGGCCCAGAGGCTCGCATTGCCGATGTAGGTGGCAAGTCCACACGCAATTTGCTCGATGTGCAAGCCACATTGCCTGGCACAACAACTGAGGCTGTGGAGCGTGCCATTCGTGAGCGCCAAGCAGGCCGTGCTGGTCGATTGATGACTGCGGCCGACCAAAGCCTTGGCACTCAAGGCGCTCAGTTTACGCAAAAGCTGGAAGACTTTAGCGCCCAGCGTTTTGCTGAATCGCGCCCGTTTTATAACGCGATTGACAAGGCAGCGCTCAAAGTTGACGAGTCACTGGCTGATGCATTGAACAAATCACAGGCGGTCCAAGGGTCTGCTGAACTGCTATTCAGAACAAAGACTGGCCAAACCATTGACTTGGCCAAACTCAAAGTTGGTGATCCAGTGCCAATGAATGTCTTGGACACGTTAAAGCAGTCTCTTTATGACACTTCACAGAGTCTGCGCAGAACTGGCAGCAATGCCCAGGCTAATGCATACGATGATGTGCGCAAGCAATTGGTGGGTGTTCTTGAGGCTCAGTCACCCAAAATTGGCGGCCAGTCTGCGTACACAATGGCCATGAAGACATGGGCCGGACCATCCCAAATGATGGATGCGGCAGAAGTTGGCCGCAAAGCCATGACTGGCGATGTGCTGGAACTTGGCCAAGCCATGAAGGGCTTTACACCATCAGAGATCGATGCATTCCGAATTGGTGCTTTGCAGGCTTTGCGTCAGAAGACTGGCACAGAAGCAGGCCAAACATCTTTGCTCAAAATGTGGAAAGAGCCAGCAACGCAAGACAGACTCAAAGAAGTATTTGGAAACGATTACAGAACATTTGCGTCTGCGGTGGCCAAAGAAGCAAGACTCAAGGGTCTGGAGTCAGCTGGCCGTGGATCACAAACTGCTGCAAGATTGGCTGGAACTGCTGACCTTGAAGTCGCGCCATTGGGTCAAGCGGCTGCTGCGGCTGCTGCCGGAAGCCCAACTGGAATGTTGGCGGCAGCATCAAATATTGCAAGCCAGACAAGAACGCCAGAGGCTGTGAGAAACGAGATTGGCAAAATCTTGCTATCGCGTGACCAGCAACAACTGACAGACTTGGCTGAAGTGATCAGAAGATTGAACGAATCTCGCGCAAGGGCTGCCGGTCTTTCCGGTAGAACTTCTGGCCAAATTGGTTCAATGCTTCCTGGTTATGTTGGCCAATAACTAACCCCCAAAAAACGCGGCCACTAGAGGGTCGCGTTTCACAACCCGTCTCTTCTGCCTACGTCTGGCAGCGCCAAAGTCTTTGTCATCTGCTGACATCTTCTCGCGGTATTTCCTGATTCGATCAGCGCCTGGCACGGGACCAGGTGCAATGGCATCCTCTTCATCACCCCATGACCACAGAGGCCGCCACTGGCCATTGGCGCTCACTCTGGTGTATCCGCTGATGTAGACCAGCTCATGGCGGTGCAGATCAAACAGAATCCTTGCAGCACTGCGCCTGGCACAAAAGCATAGCTTAGCCAAGTCAAGGTCTGAGAGGTTGCCCTTCTTTTGGAGCGCTGCCTCAATGGCAGGGCTTACACGGGGCTTTAAGCCTCTGGCCATGTGCTGGTCTCCATTCTGGCTTTCAAGCGCTCCAGCATTGTTTTGACAACGAATGCACGGGTTTTGACCTCATTCGGTATGGCATGGCCAAAAACTTCTGGGTGAAGTAAGTCTTTGACCAGGTCGAGGCAGGCTTCTATGGCTGGGGGTAATTCATTGTTCACTCAAGATTCTCCAGGCAGTGGCTGCACAGAGAGGCACTTGGCCGTTTCCGATCGCCTTAAATCTGTCCACTCGAGCGGCCACCCCATCAACCACTCTTGGAAAGCCGGATTCATATATCCACCAGTCTTTGTTTCCAATGGTTGCTCTAATTTCGGTTTCCAAGGTTTCATTCTTGGTGGGTTCAATGATGCCTCCAACATTTTCTCCGCCTCCATTTTTGTCAACACTCCCATGTCCACCAGTTTTCGATACTGCATGATTGATCCCTCGCTGGGCATATGACTCGCAGTTGGTGTCGGAAATGTTATTTGCGAAAATCCAGATTCTGTCCCTTTGGTGTGGTGCGCCAACGTCTGCTGCTCCCAGCACTCCCCATTTCGCATCAAACCCCATTGTGGCCAGGTCTCCAAGAACAACTCCAAGTCCCCTAGAAGTGAGATTTGGTGAGTTTTCCACAAATACAAACTTGGGTCGTATTTCGTGAATGATCCGCGCCATGTGTTTCCACATTGAGCTTCTTGCCCCTGTAATTCCCTCCCCCCCCC